CGACCACGGCGTGTGGGTACAATACCAGCCGGTCAAGCCGCAGAAGGATGCGCCGGCCAGGACAATCTACGCCAGGCGCGAGGCCGACAGCGTCGATTGGTACGACTACGTCCGGCCCAACTTCCTGCTGATGCAGCCGCCCAAGCCGGCAACATATCATCCAACTACTGGCGAGTTGCTGGTCGACACCGCGCCGCCGCCCAAGCCGAACTTCAAGCCCGGCAGCGTGGTCTGCAACATCTTCCGCCAGCGTGATCAGAGCATCGTTGGCGCGGCCACCTACGACCCGACCGCGGTCCATTCGATCAATCAGCGGGTGATCGAGATCGTCGGTTACACTGGCGATAACCCGCAGAAGGATTTCGGTGGTAAGGTCTACGACCACGCGACCGGCACATTCAGCGACCAGCCGCCGCCGCCGCCGTCGCTCGGTGCGCGGCTCGACGCTATGGAGAAGCGCATCAAGGCGCTAGAAGCCAGGAAAAAATGATCCAGTACACCGGCAAGGTGGCGGGCGAAGTTGCCAAAGGTTTGCAGGCAGCCGGGCCGCTGGCACTGCCGCTGGTGGTGATCAACTGCGTCTGTTTGGCGATCGTGGCTTACGTTCTATATCAGGTCAGTGACGCATCGCAGCGCCGTGACACGCTGATCACTGAGCTGGCAAAATCCTGCCAACCCATTGCTGAGAAGGCGAAATAAAAAGCTGCAACGATAAAGAGGATACGATGTTATGAAGAAGGCCAAGCGAAAGCGCCCGGTTGTTGCGCGAAAGCGCAAGGTGACTGCGCGAAGGAAGCCGGCCACACCCCGAAAGCGGAGGAAAGCCAAAATGTCCAAGAAGTCGCACGATGACGATAACGAAGACGAACCTCGCACTGCAACAAAGCATCCTGAAACGCGGCGGACTGCGGGCGACCAGCCCGAGCAGACCTCCGATCCGGTCGAACTGGCCAAGAAACAACACGGTGGCATCGACCCGATGGGGCAGCCGCCTGACAACCCGCAGGCTCCCAATCCGCCATCGGAGCCGCAGACTAAGTGACTGAGTGGCCTAAAAACCCACAGCTGCGCGTTGGCGGGGAGCTGGAGCCCTCCGGCCCCGTCAACGTGTTCAATGAGAAGGTGGCGACCGCCGACGCGATCAATCGAGCGATCGACACCAAGACCGCCTACGACGCGACCCACCCGCCGCCGGCGCCGGTAACGCCGGAGACCGTGCCGGACGGCACGCCGATCAGCGCCGGTGGTCCGGTTACAATCGACGAAACCAAGTATATGATCGAGCCGCAATTCGTCGGCCAGAAGGTGATACCGCGCAGACGCTGATCTAACGCCGGGGGGCTACAATGATTGGCACGCTTATCTCGATCGTCCTGCTGCTGATCGTATTGGGGGTAATCATTTGGGGGATCCAACAGCTCCTGCCACTGATTCCGCTGCCGCCCCCTTTTGCCACTGTTATCAATGTTCTGATCACCGTGATCGTCGTCCTGGTGGTCGTCTATATTATCGCCGGCCTGCTCGGCGTAGTCGCGCCACTGAGGCTCTAATGGCCCTCGTCCTGGCGCTGCTCGCAGTCTTGTTGTCCAGCTGCACAGTCGTCACCGAGCGCCCGCCGTTTTACACTCGATATGAAATAGACGCGATCAATGCCGAAACCGCCTGCCGACAACTGGCGCGAACAATTATCCAGATGGAACGCTGCACAGTCAGGAGATAAAATGGCCAAGCCTGAACAGGATGTATTTCCACCGGATCCGGCTTTGATCCGGCCGCTCACTCCGCGGATCGAAATCGCACTGACGGTACCGGATGGTGTCGACATCCAGATCACCGTCAACGGCGTCGGCGTGTTGATGCAGGACGACGACGACGAAGACGCGGCCTAGCCCAAAAATTTTTTCGGATTTTCAACCTTAAGGGGAACCCAGTGGCTAACAAATTCGGCAAGACCGTAAACATCAAAGCGCCGCCGGTCGCCAAGGCGCCGCCGGCCGTGTCCAAGACCATGGACAATTACACCCACCACACTTCGCCAGTGAAAGGCCCGCAGCCTACGCCGGTCGAGCCGAACACCATCAGCTCCAAGCCGAAGGTGTCCATCAAGAAGCTGCCGGACGCGCCGATGGCGAAGTACAAGCACACCGATGACGGACTCTGAAAAGGACATCCAGCGGAAACTGCTTAAGCGTAAACGAGCTATCCTCATCGCCCGTGATGATTTGATAGCGTTTACAGAATTGATGATGCCCGACCCCAACTACGATGACGATGTCGGGAAGTCGCTTTACCAGCCACAGCCGTTCCACCGCATGATCGGCCGCTCGCTGGAAGAGGTCGAGCGTGGTGATTACCGCAGGTTGATGATCAATGTCGGACCCAGATTTGGCAAGACCACACTCGCCAGTGCCATGTTCCCTGCTTGGTATGTTGGTCGACATCCTGACCGCTCAATTATTGTCGCAACCTACAACGAACACTATTCATGGGATCTCGGACGGCGGGTCCGGGATATTATGGAAACGCCAGAATACAAACAGGTGTTTCCCGAAGTCGAGATCAAGGTAGGCGCCAATGCCGTCAACCGAGTCCAAACGACCCGTGATGGAGTGGTCTTCAGTGTGGGACGCGGCTCCTCGATCACCGGACGTGGTGGTCACTGCATCTTATTGGACGACCCAATTAAGGACCGAACTGAAGCGGACTCAGTCATTGTTAGAGAGAAGCTTTGGCAATGGTACAATCAAGTCCTCAGAACTCGCCTCATGGATTCGACTGGCACTATCGTCATCGTCCAGACCAGGTGGACCGAGGATGATCTCGTTGGTCGGCTTATCGACCCGCTTAATCCCTACTACAACGTCGAAGAAGCCAAAGCCTGGCGCAAGATAGATCTGCCGGCACTGGCCGAAGACAACGATGTGCTCGGCCGCAAACCGGGCGAGGCACTGTGGCCTGAGCGGTTCACCAAGCAATATCTGGAGGAGATCCGTGCCACCGATCCGCGTGGATTTGCTGCACTGTATCAGGGCCGTCCAGGGCCTAAAGATGGGGCTTTCTTCAAGTCAGATGACCTGGTCACTTACAATAAAATGGATGACGTGCCGGCGTTTCATACCCTTAGATTCTATGGGGCATCGGACCACGCTGTCTCGGTGGCCAAGTCCGCCGATAAAACCTGTCTGATGATCGTCGGCGTCGACGAGAAGGACAACATCTGGATCATGCCGGACATGATCTGGGACCGGCTGGATTCGCATCAGGCGGTCGAGTGCATGATCGTGCTGATGAAGAAGTACAAGCCGATGTTCTGGTGGGCCGAGGGCGGCGCCATCACCAAGAGCCTCGGACCCTTCCTGCGCCGGCGCATGGCCGAGAAGCAGGCGTTCTGTGCGATCGACCCGATCAATCCCGCAGCTGACAAGCAGCAGCGTTCGCAGGCGATCCAGGCCCGCACCAGCATGAAGATGGTGCGCTTCCCGGGTTTCATCCGTTCATGGTCGGAAATGCAGGACCAGATCCTGAAGTTTCCGCACGGCTCAAACGACGACGTAGTCGACACTTTGAGCCTTATTGGGCTAGGACTGTCGAAGATGCACGGGCGAACCCGCGGCAGAAAGATCGAGCCGGAAGTGTTGACCGGCACCTACCGTGAGATGTTCGCAAACACGCGCCGGCGTGAGGGTCGCGACTTACGGGCGAGGGGCCTGCAAGGATGGTAGACGCCTTCCAAGACGACATGATGCGTGTGTTCGCCGGCTTCGATGAGAAATCCAGCGAGCCGGATATCAATCCGACCACCGGCCAGCCTAACTCCATTCCCCGCGCCAACCCGGATCCGCCAGACCGCCGCCGCAACCTGGTCCGCGACTGGACCAGTAAGGTGAAGAAGGCCAAGCGGTACTGGAAGCCCAGCTTCGATCGCATGCGCGAGGACCAGGAATTCTGCTTCGGCAAGCAGTGGTCCAAGGACAGCAAAGACAAGCGTTACGTCGCCAACCTCACGCTCAGGCTGGTGGCGCAAAAGACGGCATTTCTTTACGCCAAGAACCCCAAGGCAGTAGCGAAGAAACGTCCGCGGCTAAATGCGACGTCATGGGACGAGAGCCAGACCACCCTCAATCAGCTGATGCAGTCTGCCGCCATGATGATGCAGCAGGCGCAAGCCGCCGGCGCCATGGGCCAGGGGCCGATGGCGCCTGGCGGAATGCCCGGCATGCCGCCAGGAATGGCCGGCCAGGTCGCCGGCGCGGCCGGCAGCGCGGTCCAGGGCATGATGCCGATGGCGACCGGCAGCCCGCCCGACATCGGCATGCTGATGGCCGGCGGCATGCCGCCCAACCCGGCGACGATGCCGTCGCCTGGCGTCAACCAGATCTCCGGCCAGATGGGCGCTG